TTTTTTTTTTTTTTTTTTTTTTTTTTTGCAAAAAACCATAAGTTTTTAAAAATTCAGTTTTGCTATCGCGTAAGTTAAAGAATAACCACATCAATTTTAATCGTATGAAAACTGCAAGCAACGATCTAGTTTATTACTGAAGTATTTATCAGTAAAGGGGCCACTTCATAAGCCATCAATGGAAAACCAGTAAAACCATGGAAGGCAAAATCTTCTGCTGCACAAACCTCCGCCCTGACTAAATCAAAAGTCAGCCCTGGAGATCTATACAAAATTACACGTTGAGTACAACGTGAATCACCCAAATCCTGTGACCTCTGATAGGAAAAGGGAGATAAGAGCGGGTATTCCAGTGCAAAAGAACCTGGATTATACTCCGCTACGGGGATAAAGGTACCCGAAAAGATGTCAGCCGCAATCATAACAGTATTTAGAGTGGACAAGGTGGTACCAGGAAACGGTCCAGTAAAAGTAGATGAGGCGAGAAACGCTCCTGAATGTGTAGGATACACAGCACTATACTGGGGTCTTGCATTAGTGGCACCAATAGAGGAGTTTGTCGACTTGGCATTAAAATACCATCTAACTGCTCCTGTTGCGCCAATAAAACACGGCCGAAACCAAGACACAAAAGAACACGCCACAACGTTACTATTACCCCAAGTAGTAGACGTATGATACGCATCCCAAATATCCGGATCAGGCCCCATTGCACTCCGCATACGTGGGAACGGATCCAGATAAGTAGTACAAGCATAAATATTTTCATCCGGAGAGCCCATAGTAAATACCATATGAAAGCAAGGTATCTTCAATAAGCTCCGTAACGAATTCAAACTTTCCACGCCTGTAGTTAAGACCGCACTAGGAACATTGGTGTCAACTTTAGTACTAGGGAAACCACTCTCCACTTTATCGGCAATAATACCGGAATGCGGTTCATAATGGAAATGGTTTGGCGGAGTAACAGGCATAAGGAATTCAACATCGGGTAACATTTTATAAAAAACATTAATAGATACCCCCTGATCTACGCCTGTTACAATAGGGACACCCAACCGATTCAATACAAAGACGGTTATCACACCATTCTGCTTTCGCAATGCAGAGGGTATTATATTCAATGCTGAACGATTTGTATTAAAATAAGTGGGTGTAGTATACTCCACACCACCTGTTGGATTACAAGTGACCAAACCTGTCTTAGTATTAACGCCAATATCCATCTCTATACACCTAGTCTCGGACAAGTCCACAATAACTTGAGTAGCATTTTGCGCCGGCAGATCTGCTAATCCAGCAATAGGGTCATACACAAACAGCGCACGGCCTCTATGATACGCAGAACAAACAAATTCAAACCGCAAACGCATCGTCCCTTTATAATATCGAAAACACTGCGCAACACCGCATCCTGGAGACATCCATAAAAGAGGACTATCAACATCCAACGCACCCCCAGCGAAACTATGATATAAGTCATAAAGGCAAGGATTTACATACAAAATAGCATCTCCTTCCAAAAAAGTCCTAGCCCACTCAACTGACCCAAGATATGACTCTCTACCGCAAATGCTAGCAAAGGACATAGCATCACCCACATCAAGTCCTACAGGATCAACAGTAGTCTTTTCAGTCTTCTGGTACAATGTAAGTCTGCCGATATCTTCAGAACCATCCAGATATATCTTTCGTGTATTTATAGCATTATACGCAGTAGCTGATTCACCCATATTCGCCCTGCAATATCCCATTGCATCGGCAACCGTAGCACCTGCACGCAACGCAGCACTAACAGAACTAGACACACCTTGGGTACCGGGCAAAAGACCACCAACTGAATCGGAAACATTTGCCGCCTTACTTAGCACATCAGACACCTTTCCAGCATGATTTTCATATTCTGAACTCTGAGGGACGACACCAGAAGCATTACTCGTTGTATGTGTACTCAACTCGATATCCTCCAACCATGCATATGTGGAAATATTTATCAATTGTTCCGACTGGGCTAGATTTTCACTTACACTACGCAATCCAACCAACGTACAGAACACCAATTTGCCATGTCGAGCTATTAAATCATCGGCAGATGAAACCCTATTATAAGGGTGTTCCAACATATAGGGTAAAACTAACTCACCACCCTTACTAGTACAAGGGTCTAACATGACATGCGGATACAAACTGAGAACGCTAGCGCCCAATACGTTATCGCCAGAATATATACTTGAATCAGAGAGATCTGTCACAGGGTTATCAGCCACTTTCGGTACATACGCAGCTATCATCCTACCATAAAAAAATGGACCTCCATTAATGATAATCTTTATATGCAATTTGGCTCGTGAAAACGCCAACTTAGATAACCTCTGTGAAATTGTCGGATGCTGAAGAACTAATTGCATGGGATTTATATTTCTACACAAGACAACCGCAGAAGATCCCCAAGAAAAAGTATCAATCAGTATTGGCTTACTAAGTATTGACATAGGGTCATCAAACGCAGTGGCCGAGTTTACCTGTTGCACTCTATGACCTGGATCATGGACAACTTCCCCTTCTTCCTCCTGAGTGAAGACAGTAGGGGCAACACCCGTAATCGGGGGATTACTACCTGGTTCCCCCTCACCAGCATGCTGTATATAACCATCAACATGAATGGTCTGGTTCAACTCCCAACCAGATGGGCTCGAGGTTATACCTTCCTCTTCGCCAACTAACCCGTGACGCATGGGGCAACTATTTTCATTTTCTTCGTTAACTTTTTGGATTGAAACACAATCATTTTGGTGAGGACACATGTCCGCATCGCCTGAGGGGAAGCTATCCTCGCTCGCTTCCCCCTGGTAACCAGGTGCGGACTTGGTCAAAAAGTTTTCTATCCATTCTCGTATTTTAAATGTTAATCCACTAGACTCTACCTGGTCTCCTTCTAAACCATTCATCATCCTCCATGCAACCAACATATCATCATAACTATACTGGATAAAGTTGCACATATCCAATACGTTATATTTCTTACACAAATCAATCAATATTTTTCTTTCTTTCTCATATCTCCGCCGACCATAATAACGCCATTCCATGAGGGCAGCATCGACATTTTGGGCGGTAATTCTATCTATGTGAACTATTTTGCTAGGGATGACACCAATCAACATCTTATAGATGCTCTTCTCATTCAGTCTTCCTACATACATCTTGAAATCATCCATATACACGTAAGTTCTTTTCAAGAAATCAACCTCCTGTAATTTCATAAATGTTACAATCCTATCATCCTTCCAACAATTAGTTACTTCAAACCCGAACGCCTTCAATTCCTTCATGATCCTAGAAACCGTAAAATCACCATACTCTCTTGACACTTTTCCTATAGAATCATCACCAAACGTAAGTAATGATATCCCATGTCTAAAGCCTCTACTCAACTTTGGCTTATCATCTTTATAGATCTGATAAAAAGCCACTCTGTGAAGCAATGAGTTTGCTATTGAACCCAAGATCGACGTCAAATTGGTACCTGACAGGATTGTGCCATTAACCATCCACATATCTCCATTCATAGTTACTATGCCATCCATCATCTCATCGCGTAATACACAGCATTGTAACATGTCCTCCTCAGAATAATTCCCAGTCCACTCCAGGACTCTCATAAGGATTACATGGCATTTCAATGCTAGTTCTGAAGGTATAGTAAGGTCAAAATTCTTGAAATCAGAAGCTATATATCTCTCTCCTTTAACACGCATCAAATGTTCAAGTGACTCATTCCACGACGTTCCATGAGGGTTGATACCTACTGCACACTCCGATGCGTATCTTTGAGTATAAAAGAACCTACCCAACGTAAGATACATCTCCCTTACGAGCAACTGAGTCGCAAAATCACACGCGTAAAAAACACGCACCTTACCTGCATCTACTTTTTCTTGTTGAAGTACTTCAACCTTAGGGTAAGCAGCCCAGAGACTATGAAATCTACATCCCTTCCGCGACAAATACCTACATTTTTTGTATTGATCATAAACCTTTGGGTCAAGATACCTCTTGTCACCTTTAATAGATACGTAGTCTCGTTTCTTTCCACCAAGTTCAGGGCACACCGCAGTGGACAAATTCACAGGGTTAACAAACTTTTTTCCTGGAATACCCACTAATATCTCGGTTAATCCACGTAACGGTCTTATTTCACTACGCCAGAGGTCGGCATCCTTCTCCAGCTGACACATTACACCACTTAAGTAATCTTCAAATGCCCATTTTAGTGCAGACGGATCAATAACCGCCCGCGGCTTTGAAAGCTTCTCTAGTAGCGACGATATGGCGTACTGTACATCGACGCCCGATGGCCCTAGAACTGGAGCACACGCCACACTACAACCTTTCAGTCTACCAAACTCTTCACCAAATGTTGTAAATGAAAACGACGGCTTAACACGGATACGTTTCTTATAGGACCCAATTGCAACAACTCTTGCATCACTATTCTTCATCGCTGATTTGTCTGGCACATAATCATCATACAAGTTAACTCCATACTTCTCCATATTGTCCAAGAAACCACCACAATGAGGTACACACTTAAGTTCATGCTCTTTAACACCCTCAACGATTCTATCATAATCTTTCGTTGTAAAAGTGCTGGCAATTCCAGCTTTCCCATCTTTTGTACCCCCAATGTGAAAGCCAAGTATTTTGCCACTTGACGTATTCCTGTCAACAAGAGGGCTCATACACATTCCTTTCCGGCAACTACCCAAATATTCATACCCTCTCATATTTCTAGAGTATGAAGTAGGATCATTCGAGAGTGACGGATTAAACTTCATTGAGGACACATCAGTCTCCGTAACCACACATTCTATATTCTTCGTGTATAATCGCCCACACCATGCTCCAAAATATATTACTTCACTATCGTATAAGTTACTTCTAATATCTCTCGCAGTACCCAACGATGGAAGAATTACAGCAGTAATATCTTGGCCCTGCAAATGTATACAATCTGAATCGTTCAAATACGCCGTAAAAGTAGCATTCACAGGGAACGCTATACCTACAGAAGGATATCGACAAAAGACCAATTGACAACCCACATATCGACGTACAAAATGTGTGGGTAACAACATAACCTTAGAACACATAGCAAAACCGCAAACGTACTCAGTCTTGTTAGTATCATGCACAAAGAAAAGGTTATTCGATATCAACTTCGACAAGTTGGCAACCGGACGTGGCGCAGCCAATGACGTAGCGGACAGTCCTAATGCTTCCGTTGTACGCATCTCGTAAAGTTCACGGTGATTCCATGTAGCATCCGCCTTCTTAAGATCATCAACTGCGCCAACATGGGGATCATATGACGTTTCAAATATCTGCATCACATCCGCATAGACGCTAGGAGCTACTTTCTTTATAACAATCCACAGTGACATCAATGGTACAGCAATATCTCGCAGGGAATTGGGGTCCTTGCTCTTACGTAACGCCTCACTCGATGTCAACTTTGACGAAGTATCCTTAACGAGCTCTTTTATCCTATCACGCATTCCAAATCCGGTCATAGCTGTTCGAACAATATGTTCAAAGTCCAAAAAAGGGCAGGCCAAATTCCCTCCTAGTAATCCTTGTTCACCGGGTCTATATCCCATGAGCACCTTCAAGGGATGAACCCCATCACAAACCATCTTGGAAAACATCGGCGGTTGTCCGGAGCATTCTCTACAACCATCTAAGAACGCAGCCAATTTCACATCCCCACGCTGGGAATGTAAGTATTGACCTAGGATAGTACCTTCAACACTAGCAGGTATCCAGTAGCTCGGACGTAGAACATATTCCATATTGTTTATGGTCAAATACTTCCTTACTACCCTACAAACAATATCTGCCAACGACTTTGTGAAGAAGGTTGACACCAGTCTCTCCAAATGCAACAAGGCATCATAACCTTCAGATATACCTGCCAATAGATCGTCATAAACCCTCAAGGATACAGGTTTTGTTTTTAAGATCCGGTCGACAACCTTCATATACACACGCAAATCTTTCCCAGCATGAGGCTCATAACTACGTGATTCAGGAGGATCAGGTTTACTTGGTGGAGGATCATTACGAACTTCGACGCTCTTCCATTCATACGCATCTACACTATCCTCCACAACACTTTCTGAGTAGCCACTCAAGCTAAAATTGACTTCGTCATCACTACAGGTACTAATATAGTCCTTAAAACAATTACATACCATCCTGCATCGACCACACTCCTTGCACGAATCCTCATTCCGTATATTCTCAACTACTTCAGACGCAGCATTCTGTCTATCAAAATGTTCTACTACGTACTGATCAAGCAAACACAAAAAGTCGCGCAAGTTCATATCTTTCTCTATCAACGTCCATTTCCAGAAATCATCCATCCTGTTCGTACTAGATGGTAGCATATAGTCATCCTTTACAGCATTAACCCCTTGACGCGCTTTTATTTCACACCTATACGCATCTATTGACCAAATATCTGGAAAAGGGTCTCTAGCCATCTCTGAGGGTATTTTAGCATTATCTGCCATGGACGATGGATTACCATCTGCATCTATAGATCGATACTGGTCCTTAATACGAATGTTTACTTTTAAATGCACTCGTCGCATTCCAGTTGACACATAGCTAGTATTAGCATACAGATTGAGGCTCTCATTGTTGGTATTAAAAATCACACCAACACCTGAAAAAAACAACATGTTTTTAAGTTGAACCGCCGCTGCGGGAAGAATATATGCCTCGGTGCCCCCTAACCTAATAAGTGCATCCTGAAACGTCACCTCTCCAGGATTTTTCACAGTAGGGGCCTCATTAGCAACATCTTCCAATCCAACGACTAAAGTACTATTTTTCCAACCATCATGATATTTCTTCCGATAATCAAGCAACGAAAATGAATCTTCTTCAAAAACATTACCACTGGCTTCTGTTATTATCCTAGCGCATACTCGCGTAAAATGTGTTTTTCGTACTCCACTAGATCCGAATACGCCAAGTATGAAGGGCATCCTCCTACTCCTCATAACTTGTTCAGAGTAAACCGCCTGTCTTAAACTCTGAAGCTCAGCCTCATAATATGATAATGTCTTATTCTGATAAGGCAAGAACATATCACGCGACGCCCTCAACTCTTCTTGCAAATCATCCATATCTTGGAAAAAACGGGGTATAGTAGTATCTGCCATCTTCAAATTTCCTGATTGGTACAACATCGCCTTAGTTCTCAAATCCAACATCCTGTCAACATAATCATCATATACACCATCTGTTGACAAGAATCCACGTAAGCTGCCTGTCGTACAAAATATTTTGACTGCATTACACAGATAATAAGCACTAGAAAGTATGGTATTAATCAGATCTCCTTTAAATACCCCTTTATACACTCCCATGGCCCATTTCGAGAAAAAAGATCCTGACAAGGCTTCAAGACACTTAGGCGACATGAAAAAGGTAAAACAAGACATGACCAATGCCCAAAATTTTCCTGCTATTGCATTCGTTGTAAAGCCTTTCCAATCTTTTACAGCCTGTTTGAGCCATTCATTCACATTATCCAATGTCACACCTGCAAAATTCTCCTCGACTATCAATGCCAGTGCGCGATATGCTGTATAAAACAATGAACCACGCGCAAATAAACCAAACATTCCAATGATTTTCACCAGGGTTTCACCTCTATACATTATTGCTACTGCGCATATCATTTTCTCAATCATTTCTGCTATTTTTTCGGGATCTTTCGCAAAATCTTTTATTTCATCCATATATCCTGCATGAGGTACGTATTGTGCTTGTTCTCTCAACTTATTTCGCAAAGTACGTATCCCATTCTTCTTTTTCTTCTTATTCCTCTTACTTGATCCTACATTTTTACATAGAAGTTCTTCCAACTTCCTCGCAGTATCCTGTACTTTTCCTGCAGCGGAGACTCTTTTTTCATATTTACTATTCGCGAAATCCTTTGAGTCAAACTCTCCACTTTGCTGTAGGTACATTCTTTCTTGCCCGTTACATGCCTGCTCTATAAGATGAGGCATATTCCTACTACATATATATATAAATTCTAATGATGTACACCCCGGAGTATATACATATACATCTTTTCCCATATAAATAATAAAATATACATGATCCCAAGTGTAGTTTCGAACTACATACCCAAAAGGCGCAAGGCAAAACCTAATGTTATAATACGAACAGAAGTATGACAAGATATTAACCTCCATATCGTATTCACGTATCATATTCTCCTGAATCCCTTGCGCCACAGCTTGTGAGTTTAGGAATTGAATTTCTTCATCCCAAATATCATCAAACACAATTTCATGCTCCACATGACATATTTTAGAAGCACTTACAATGTCCGACATATTCCAGTTACACTTTATCCTTGGAATTGTCGAACACGTTCCGATGTATACCCATTTCTCCTTGTCTCTTTGAAACTCCTCAGGTATAACAATATCTTCTACCTTAACGCCAAAATGCGTCCCTTCGCCGGGCGCTCTCGAATTGTGTATCCCATCGCCGGATACTCTCGGGGTTTTGAGTGCAGTCCACATTGTATTCAAGTTATATCCCAATATGAGGGGACAGCGCGAAAGTTTTTTATTAATATTCATACTACATTAATTACATTCGCGATTTTTAGAAAGCAGTGGAAAACTACTTAAAACTTGAACACTTGACTGATGGGTCCTCCCCCGGACATTTTTAGAGATTCCCCAACCGCTAACTTACTTCCTGGGGCTGGCGTGCCCTCGGTTAAGTCTTTCCCCGAGTGGTTCACATTTCTGGCTCATACACAAACTCTATCTTGTTTGCTCATCCGCAAACAGCAAACAAACGGGTTCCCTAGGTCCGACCAAGAGAATGAATCCTCAAGGCATAATCAGTAGTTTGTGGAGCAGGGAAGTAAGTATTCTCCGACCTACCTATCTATATTTCTTAACTTACTCATTGACCAGTTTTTCAGGTCACATATAAACCGAATCCAGCCCCCCATGGTGTTCAGCCTCAGTCTCCAATATGAGGTAGCATATGCGCGAACAAAATGCACCATATCGTAAGCTCCTCCTAGCTAAACGCATACCTTCATTGACATATACAGGGTAGTCGGTCCTGTACTGGGCTATAGTAGGTTTTTGTAAATTACATCCTATAGAATCGGAATTACGACACCTATTCCGCCTACGTTTCAAAATAGAAACGTCGCATCACATGTAATACTTTTTATTTTATTTTATATTATTTTAATACTCAGAGATGGTGTAATCTCTCTATCACGCCTGATAGCAAGTTTTGTTGTTCTAAATGCCAAAATGGCTACGGATTGACCTCTACGGTCCTACCGTCACTTTGATCTACTTCGCCTGTAGGGGCTAAGAACAACATGCCCTTTTTTAACATTGCGCCTACTTTCAATGTTAAAAGGTACTTCTCTCAAGTACACGATAGAAAAACATACACAACTAATTACATACTCATGTGCAAAATACAACACAAGCATTAATTTTT